GATAATGGCTCTCCAATATCCCTTACTTCTTCAGTTGCCTTTGGAACGGCAGGGGCGAGAAGTTTATCTTTAGGTAGAGCAGGAGATTATACAGGCACAGCCCATTTAAACGGCAAAATAGACCAAGTAAGAATCTTTAACAAAGTATTATCTTCTTCAGAAGTAACTACTCTATATGGGGAAACTGCTACAAGTACATCTAAATCTGTAACAGATATATTTAATGATGATTCAGGTGTTGCTTTATACCAATTAGATGGTAACGCTAATGATACAGGTGGTGTAAGTGGTAAGTTTGGAAGTGCTGCTATATTTAATGGGAGTAGTAGTAAAATAACATTAACACAACCTGTAGATTTGTCTACAGATAATTTTACATATTCTTTTTGGATATACCCAACAACTAATGTAGGTTATGGTGCACCATTAGCACAGTACGGTAATACATCTTCAACGAGATGTTTATACTCATATAGGACAGGTTCAACCGAAAAAATTACCTTTGGATTAGTTAGTACAGGGGGTGATTTTAATCAATTTATTTCCACAGGAACTACTACTTTGAATCAGTGGTCGCACGTTGCTCTTGTTAGGGATTCAAGTTCTCAAAAAATATATATAAATGGACAGCTTTCAGGCACTCTTGCAAATACTACTACAACACGCACAAGTTCAGAACCGCTTTTAATTGGTGATACAAATGACAATGCTACTGAATTTTTTACAGGCAAAATAGATCAAGTAAGAATATACTCATCAGCATTAAGTAGTTCAGATATAACTAACTTATACAACGAAACAAGTGTACCAACTGCTAATCTTGTTGCCCACTATAAATTAGATGGAGATGCAAGAGATGAGCAACAACTATATGATGGAACGGCTACTAACGTAATCTATGCTTATGATGGTACTGCTACAAACGTAACTTACCAAAAAGCTACAGATTTCCAACCTGATTTGGTGTGGATAAAGTCAAGGAGTAATCCAAGTTGGCACTCGTTACAAGACTCGGTAAGAGGTGCGACTAAAACTTTATTTTCTAATACAACTAACGCAGAAGTTACTTACACAGATGCACAAACATCTTTTGATTCAAATGGATTTACTTTAGGTGCAGATGTATCAGGTGGAAGTGTAAACGTTAATGGCAGAACCTACGTTGGTTGGTGTTGGAAAGCAGGAGGTGCAGCAGTATCAAACACAGATGGTACAATTACTTCGCAAGTGTCAGCAAATCAAGCAGCAGGGTTTAGTATTGTGAAGTGGAATAATGCTTCAGGAACGAATCAAAGAATAGGACACGGATTAAGTTCTGCCCCTGAATTAATTATCTATAAAGCAACAGATGCAGCAACTAATTGGTATGTTGGAACGACTGCAATAGATGGTTCTATGGATATATTAATTTTAAATACAACTGCAGCTAAAACAGATGATTCAGCAACATATCTTCCAACTTCAACTACTATTACAAACTTTAATTTTACAGGAAATTGGATTTCCTACTGCTTCCATTCAGTAGATGGGTATTCTAAAGTAGGGTCTTATACAGGAACAGGGGGTAATTTAACTGAAGTTACAGGATTTGAACCTGCGTTTTTAATGATTAAAAGAACTGATGCTGCAACTTATGATTGGTATATATTAGATAATGAAAGAAATCCACAAAATTACAGAAATACAATATTAAGAGCAAATACATCAGATGCTGAACAAACAGTTACAAATGGTAATATAGATGTTAATTTTTTGTCTAATGGTTTTTCTTTTGATAATATTCCAACTACAAGTGGCGGTTTTAACGCTTCAGGTGGTAACTATATATATTTAGCAATAGGATAATGGAATATATACAAACAAATAGTGCTTTATTAAATATTGATGTGGTATACTATATAATAAAACCTAATGATAAAGAAAATATTTCATAATATAATACGCTCATTTTTTGAGTTTATAAGTTATATATGAGTTCACAAAAAAATAATAAGAAATGACATTTAGTGATATAAAAGTATTGGTAATAAATAGTTTAGTTTTTGGAATCTCATTAACTCAGGTAGATATAATTTTAAAAATTTTTTTATTAGTGGTTTCAATAGGATATACTGTCCATAAATGGTATTTGCTTTATGGAAAAAATAAGTAATCATATATCATATAAAGAAGCTATTAAGTCCAATACAGCCACAAGGTTGGGAATAAATAATATACCGAATGATTATCAAATTACTAATATGGTTGGTGTTGCTGTTAATGTTTTCGAACCTCTTAGAGAATATGTAGGCGGCCCAATAAAAATTAACAGTTTCTTCAGATGTGAAGATTTGAATCGTGCTATTGGCGGCTCATCTCGCTCGCAGCATTGTGAGGGTAGAGCAATTGACCTGGATGATACCTTTGGGCACAAAACAAACGCTCAGATGTATCACTACATAAAAGACAATTTAAGCTTTGACCAACTCATTTGGGAGTTTGGGAACGACAAGAATCCAGATTGGGTTCATGTGAGTTATGTGTCAAAGGAAGAGAATAGAGGGCGTTGTTTACGAGCCTTAAAAGAAAATGAAAAAACAATTTATATAAATAATTAATTATGCTTACATTTAGTATTATACTCAATTTTGTGCTTGTATTAGCACTAGTCTATGTAATTTTTTTACACACGGGTTTTATAAAAGACGAAGACAAAGATTTTATAGCTGATAGTGTTGAAAAGAAAATAGCAGATGTTAAAGAAGACGTTGGTCAATTCAAATCTAGAGTTGGACAAGAACTTGGCGATGTTGTAGACGCGGTAAAAGAAGTGGGAAATCAAATAGGGGATTTACCTGGCGCTGTAACTGGAAGTCATAGAGCGGGAAGAAAACCTAAAAAATAATGTCAGAAAAGAAACCATTTAAAGAAACAGGGTTAGGTAAGATATTACTTGGCGTGCTTCCCTCTGTAGTAAAGGGAGCTTCTAAGGTATTGCCTAATAATGGTGTGTTGGGTGTAATTAAAAATTTAATTGACAATGACCCTGATATGTCTGCAGAAGAAAAGGCAGCAGCTCATGACCAGCTTGTTGAACTGTATCGACTCGAAGTTGAAGATAGAGATTCGGCTAGAAAACGAGAGGCTGCTATAGCCTCTACTGGCAGAAGCGATTGGATGATGACCTTAACAGGAATAGTGGGATTAGCTGCGTTTGCTTTTTTAGTTTACACAGTAGTTACCACTCAAGTTCCTGAAACAAACAAGGAGATATTCATCCACATGATTGGTATTGTTGAAGGTGTTGCCCTAAGTATTTTTGGATATTACTTTGGGTCAGCAGTTAAAAAAGAAGATAAAAATGGCTAAGCAGCAAATCATAACTTATCAAGAAAGACCTCCAGTAAATAGACCTGGAGTACACGCTAAAACTAAAACCTCTGTACTAAAGACTTCTAAGAATTACCGAAAGCCATACCGAGGACAAGGGCGGTAATTATTTGTTATATTTGTAGTTACTAAATTTAATATAATGGATATTCGGAAAATTTCTATAGGTCCTGATTATAAATCCGGGGCTATGCACTACATACTTGGTCAAGAAATATTAGGGGGAAATCATACAATACATCTTATAAAGCAAGATATTCAGACTAGAGAAATTAATGTTTGGATTAAAAGAGAGAATGAAATCTTTTTATGGAAAACATTTAGCGGCTCAATGCCAATGGCTATAGAATATAATGTAAACTTTTAATGCGTTCGCCTTTTTATTTTATTGTAAAACCTTTAAGCGGGAAGCGCTATAACAACTCTAAGGAAATAGCAGGGGTTGATTTTTTAACAAGTACCTCTGAAGAAAACCACTTAGCCTCTAATAGAGAGGCTGTAGTCGTTTCTACGCCTTTAGTATATAGTGGAGATATAGAGCCAGGAGATACGCTTTTAGTGCATCATAATGTGTTTAAGTTCTACAATGATATGCGAGGAAGACAAAAGAGCGGTAAAAGTTTTTTTATAGACGATTTGTTTTTTGTAGATAACGAGCAGTTCTATATGTATAAAAAAGACAATCAGTGGTTTTGTCATGACAGGTATTGTTTTGTAGAGCCTATCCCAACGGTAGAATCTTTTGTATATAAACCAATGAGTGAAGAACCTCTGATGGGAAAGCTTAAATACAGAAACGACAAATTAAAAGGCTATGGCTTACAAGAGGGCGACCTAGTTAGCTTTAAGCCGGATAGTGAATATGAATTTAATGTAGATGGACAAAAACTTTATAGAATGTTTGACCATCAAATAACAATGGCTCTATGATTAAATCAGAAGATTTAAAAAGAGAAATAATATTAGCGGGCAGAAAAGCTGTAGAACAGCTTATAAAAGTGGCTAGAGAAGATATTATCAAGCCCGACCCTGAAGATGAGTTAGCGGCAGACAGATTAAAAAATGCTGCGGCAACTAAAAAGCTGGCTATTTTTGATGCTTTTGATATACTCACTAAGATAGACCAGGAGGAAGAAAATATAAATATATCTAACGATACAAACGCAAAAGTTGAAACCAAGCAAGGATTTGCAGAGCGAAGGTCAAGGTAGACTTTACCAAGTTGTCAGTGGCTATATTTCAAAGGGAGCGCTATCCAAAAAAAATAGAGCTAAAACCTGGGAGTATGGGTATAATGAAAAGTATGACTTTGTAAATATATCTAAGACCGGGCAAGTGGGTGAGATTATAAATATCTCAGGACTATATATTGGCCTTCCCTTAGCGCCTAAAAACTGCGAGTCGCGTTCTTCTAAAAAGGAAGACCAGTATTGGCAACGGCAAGAGCTACCTCAGCCTTTGTCTAGAATACAATCTATATTTCAATGGAATGAAATGTCCTCAGAGTTTAAAAACAAATGGGTGGATTACATTGAGTCTGAGTTTGATAGGAGAGAAGATGGGCATTGGTTTATGAATAATGGTGAGCCAACCTACATAACAGGAGCTCACTATATGTACTTACAATGGTCTAGCATTGATGTTGGATATCCAGACTTTAGAGAGGCTAATAGAATCTTTTATTTATTCTGGGAGGCTTGTAAGGCAGACAACAGAAGTTTTGGAATGATATACCTCAAGATAAGACGTTCTGGATTTTCTTTTATGGGTTCTTCGGAGTGTGTAAATACAGGAACATTAGCTAAAGACGCAAGGGTTGGGATACTATCAAAGACTGGAGCGGACTCTAAAAAGATGTTTACTGATAAGGTTGTTCCTATATCCACAAGACTTCCTTTCTTCTTTAAACCTATTCAGGATGGTATGGATAAACCAAAGACTGAATTAGCTTTTAGAATACCTGCATCTAAGATTACCAAAAAGAATATGTATGAAGCTGTGGATGATGAACTTACAGGTCTTGATACAACTATTGACTGGAAGAATACAGATGATAACTCTTATGATGGGGAAAAACTTTTACTTCTTGTTCATGATGAAAGTGGTAAGTGGATAAAGCCAAATAATATTTTAAACAACTGGCGTGTAACTAAAACTTGTTTGCGTTTAGGGAGCAAGATAATTGGAAAGTGTTTGATGGGCTCTACCTCAAATGCACTTGATAAGGGAGGAAATAACTTTAAAAAGCTATATGAGGATTCTAATGTAGCTAAGCGTAACTCTAACGGACAGACTAAAAGTGGACTTTATAGCTTGTTTATTCCTATGGAGCTTAACATGGAAGGGTTTATTGACTTGTATGGTCAGCCTGTACTTAGAAGACCTTCTGAGCGTATTAAGGGCGTTGATGGTCAGTGGATTAAAAATGGAGCTATAGACTACTGGGAGGCAGAAGTAGAGTCGTTAAAGTCTGATGCGGATGCGCTAAATGAATTTTACAGACAGTTTCCAAGAAGTGAATCTCATGCGTTTAGAGATGAGAGCAAGGCTTCGTTGTTTAACCTTACCAAGATATACCAGCAGATTGATTATAATGATTCACTTATTTTGGAGCATCACTTAAACAGAGGTAGTTTCCAATGGCAGAATGGTATAAAAGATTCAAAGGTTATTTTTGTCCCAGACAACAAGGGAAGGTTTTTAATAAGCTGGGTTCCCTCAAAGAATTTACAAAACAGAACAATAGAGCGCAATGGACAAAGATATCCCGCTAATGAGCATATTGGCGCATTTGGTTGTGACTCTTATGATATATCTGGAACTGTTGGTGGTGGCGGTTCTAATGGAGCGCTTCACGGAATGACAAAGTTTAGTATGGAGGAAGCTCCATCAAATGAGTTTTTCTTGCAGTATGTGGCTCGACCACAGACAGCTGAGATATTTTTTGAAGAAGTATTGATGGCGTGTGTATTTTATGGTATGCCTATTCTTATAGAGAACAACAAGCCTAGATTGTTATACCATTTTAAAAATAGAGGATATCGACCTTTTTGTTTAAACAGGCCAGACAAACATTATTCAAAGTTGTCAAAGACAGAGAGAGAGTTGGGTGGAATACCTAACAGCTCGGAAGATGTAAAGCAAGCTCACGCCGCAGCCATTGAATCTTATATTGAAAAGTATGTAGGATTGGATTTTGGAGGCACATTTAGAGACCCTGACGAGATGGGTTCTATGCTGTTTACCAGGACGTTAGAAGACTGGGCAAAGTTTGATATTAATAATAGAACAAAGTATGATGCCACTATTAGCTCAGGATTGGCGATTATGGCAAATCAAAAGCACTTATATCAAACAGAAAAAAAACAATCAAAAATAAAGCTTAACTTTGCAAGGTATACTAATAACGGAACTTTAAGTCAATTAATTACATAGATGAGAGATGTTAAAATAGACATTGCATCTACAGGTTTTCCCAGCCAATTTGTTTCAGACGCTGAGAAAGCTACTTATGAGTTTGGTTTGCAAATTGGACAGGCAATTCAGTATGAGTGGTTCAAGAAAGATGGCAACCAATGTAGATACTACAATCAGTGGCGTGATTTCCATAGACTAAGATTATATGCTCGTGGCGAGCAATCCATAGCAAAATATAAAAACGAATTAGCAATAGACGGAGACTTATCTTATTTAAACTTAGATTGGACTCCAGTTCCTATTTTACCTAAGTTTGTTGATATTGTAGTCAATGGTATGCAAGACCGAGAGTTTAAGGTCAAAGCGTATGCACAGGATGCATTATCACAGGCTAAGCGTAGTAAATATCAAGATATGATTGAAGGTCAGATGGCCGCTAAAGACATCTTGACTACTATACAAGAACAAACAGGGGTTGACCCATTTATTATGGACCCCGATGAGCTTCCCGCTTCGGATGAGGAATTGTCATTATACATGAACCTTAATTATAAGCCAGCCATTGAGATTGCTGAGGAGGAAGCTATTGATACAATGTTTTCGGAAAATCATTATAATGATATTCGTAAACAATTAGACTATGATTCTACAGTTGTGGGTATGGCTGTAGCAAAGCATGAGTTCCTACCAGGCTCAGGTGTACAAATATCTTATGTAGACCCAGCCAATGTTGTATACAGTTATACTGAAGACCCTCATTTTAAAGATTGTTTTTATTGGGGTGAAATTAAAACACTACCCATTTCTGAGTTAATGAAGATTGACCCAACGCTTAGTCGTGAAGATTTAGAGGAAATATCTAAATACAGTCAGAGTTGGTATGATTATTATAACGTAGCTCAGTTTTATGAGAATGATATTTTTTATCGTGATACCTGTACGCTAATGTATTTTAATTATAAAACCACAAAGAAGATGGTTTATAAGAAAAGAATACTTGAGGGCGGAGGTTCTAAGATGATTGAAAAGGATGATAATTTCAATCCTCCATCAGAGATGTTGGAAGAAGGAAATTTTGAAAAGATAGAAAAGACAATAGATGTTTGGTATGATGGCGTTATGGTTATGGGTACAAACATCATATTAAAGTGGGAGCTGGCTAAGAATATGGTTAGACCTAAGTCTTCTTCTCAGCACGCACTACCTAATTATGTGGCTGTAGCACCGAGAATGTACAAAGGAGTTATTGAGTCTTTAGTAAGACGAATGATTCCTTTTGCCGATTTAATACAGATGACGCATTTAAAACTACAGCAGGTAATAGCGAGAACTGTACCTGATGGGGTTTATATTGATGCGGATGGTATTAATGAGGTGGACTTAGGAACGGGAGCTTCTTATGACCCATCAGACGCACTAAGACTATACTTCCAAACAGGTAGTGTAGTGGGTAGAAGTTATACTCAAGAAGGTGAGTACAATCAAGGTAAAGTACCAATACAGCAGCTTACAAGCAATTCAGGCGCTTCTAAGACGCAAATGCTTATAGCTAACTATAACCATTACCTAGACATGATTCGCTCTGTAACGGGCTTAAATGAAGCGAGAGACGGTACTGTACCAAGTCCAGATGCTTTAGTTGGCGTTCAGAAGTTAGCGGCATTAAACTCAAACACAGCAACTCGACATATATTAGATGCAAGTTTGTATATCTATAGAAGCTTGGCCGAGGCCTTGACGTATCGAGTAGCGGATATATTAGAATACGCTGACTTTAAGGAGGACTTTATAAATAAGATAGGGAAGTATAACGTAAGTATTTTAGGGGAGATATCTGACCTTTATATTTATGACTTTGGAATTTTTATAGAGCTTTCTCCAGATGAAGAGCAAAAGGCAATGTTGGAGCAGAACATTCAGATGGCATTATCTAAAGGAGATATTAACCTTGAGGATGCTATTGATATTCGTGAGATTAAAAATCTTAAACTAGCAAACCAATTATTAAAAGTTAAGCGGTTAGCTAAACAAGAGCGAGATGAGCGTATGGCAATGCAACAGCAAGCCATGGTAGCTCAACAGCAATTAAAATCTCAAGAGATGGCTGCTCAAATGGCATTACAAAAAATTGAGCTTGAAACTCAATCTAAAATGAAAATCAAACAAGCGGAGATAGCTTTTGAGATTGAAAAGAATAAAAATGAAGCAGTGCTTAAATCTCAGTTAATGCAACAAGAGTTTAATTACAACTTGCAATTGCATGGTATGACTGAGCAATCTTTAGCGAATCGAGAAAATTCTAAAGAGAAAGCAAAGAGCAGTAGAATTAGTCAGCAAAATACTGAACAGAGTAAATTAATTTCACAACGTAAAAACAATTTACCGCCTCAGAATTTTGAGTCTAATGAAGATAGCCTAGATGGCTTTGATTTGGCTGAATTTGAGCCTAGATAATGCAGAAAATAAGCGTTATTTTTTTAATTAATTTTGTAACTTAAATTATATCTAATGGAATTAAAAGTAAGAGCAGTTGAATCTGTTAAAGAAAAATCTGTTCAAGAAGTTGAACAAGAGCTTCTTGACAAGCATGAAGAAAAGTTTTCTGGAGCTGAAGTAGAGCGAACAGAAACAGAAGATAGTGTCGTAGAAGACACTACTGTAGAAGATACTAAGGAAGAAACAGTGGCTGAAGAGTCAACTGAATTATCCGAAGAACAAGTTCTTTCATATATTGGGAAAAGATACGGTAGGGAAATTAATTCTTTAGAAGAATTAAGTGCTGCAAGAGAAGAAGCTGAACAGCTTCCTGAAGATGTAGCAGCCTACTTTAAGTATAAAAAAGAAACGGGAAGAGGAATTGAAGACTATGTAAAATTACAAAGAGACTTTGATTCTATGAATCCTGATGCTTTGCTAAGAGAGTATTTGACAATTACCGAAGGCGAAGGTTTAGATGCAGAAGATATTGATTCTTTAATGGAAGAATATTCTTTTGATGAAGAACTGGATGACGAAGCGGTAATCAAGAAAGCCAAACTAGCAAAGAAAAAAGCTATTGCCAAAGCAAAAAAATTCTTTACTGAACAAAAAGAATTATATAAGCAACCCCTCGAGTCGAGTTCGGCTGCCAATCCTCAAGCTCAAGAAGAAATACAAGCTTATCGGCAATATTTAGAATCTGTTAAGACTCAACAAGAGGAAGCAGAAGCAAGACGAAATTGGTTTATTAAAGAAACTGATAAAGTTTTTACTGATGATTTTAAAGGTTTTAATTTCATGCTTGACGACAAGACAGTAACTTTTGCGCCTGGTGACACACAATCTATTAAGAAAAGCCAAGAGACACCAATGAACTTTATTAATAAGTATCTTGATGAAAGTGGTTTAATTAAGGATGCGGCTGGTTACCATAGAGCTTTAGCAATTGCAATGAATCCTGACAAGTTTGCTAAGTTCTTTTATGAACAAGGTAAATCAAGTGCTACGGAAGATGTAATGCGTAAAACTAAAAATATAAATATGACTGAGCGCAGAGCACCTGAGGTGGCTAATAAGGGAGGATTCCAAGTTAAGTCTGTAAACCCTGATTCAGGTAGAAGCTTAAAAATTAGAAGTATTAATAAAAATTAAAAATTTTAAAAAATGGCAGGAAGTGTTCAAGCAACCCCTGGGTATGCTTTACAGCCAAGTGCAGAACAAGTTGCACTGGCTACTAATTACATTACAAACTTTGATTTCTTAAATCAGTATTTACCTGATACATACGAAAAGGAGTTTGAGCGATATGGAAATCGCACAGTTGCATCTTTCTTACGTCTAGTAGGAGCTGAGATGCCATCTAACTCTGACCTTATTAAATGGGCAGAGCAAGGAAGACTACACACTAAATATATCAACTGTACTTCAGCTGCAGCTGCTGCATCTGATACAGCTACTATTACTGTAAATGACGTATTAGTACCTGGTACGGGAAGTATTGCTATTCGTGTGGGACAAACCATTGTTATCTCGGCTAATGCTGGGACTGGATTAAATAAAGGTATCGTTACAGCTGTTAACACAGGTGCTGGTACTTTTGACGTTGCTTACTATGAGGCTGCTGGTCAAGTTTTTGCTGCAGCTGCGCCTTGTACTGTATTTATTTACGGTTCTGAATTTAGAAAAGGAGCAAACGGAATGTCAGGTTCTTTAGAGGCTGATGACGTTATCTTTGACAACTCTCCAATTATCATTAAAGACAAATATGCCGTTAATGGTTCTGACATGGCTCAGATTGGATGGGTTGAAGTAACTACAGAGAATGGAGCTTCTGGATATT